AAAAAAGGAAAAATTTATGGAAAAGTTATTACCAATGGAGCGGTTACAGGTCGCTGTACGCACCACAGTCCAAATTTGGCACAAGTCGTGGCAAAAGGTTCTGAGTATGGTGCTGAGATGCGTAGCTTAATTGTTGCTCCTGCCGATATGGTTATGCTTGGTTGTGATTTTAGTGGTCTGGAGCTTAGGGTACTTTCACATTATTTGCATAATTACGACAATGGGGATTTTAAAAACTCATTACTTAAAGATGATATACATGCCAAAAATCAAAAACTTCTTGGATTGGAAAGTCGTGATAAAGCTAAAACTTTTATATATGCTTACATTTACTCTGCAGGAAATGAACGCTTGTCAGAGATACTTGGTGTCTCTGTTACAGAAGCCAAAAGAATAAGAGAAAAGTTTGAGAAAGCAATTCCTGCATTAAAGAATTTAAAACAAGCAGTATCAGTTAAATACAGAAATCAAAAATGGATTTATGGTTTAGATAGAAGAAAATTAATGTGTAGAGCTGAGTACAGTTCTTTAAATACATTAATACAAAGTGCAGGAGCTTTATTAGTTAAAGCAGGAACAATTTTATTAAACCAAGAAGTTACTTCAGCAGGTTTTGTTTGGGGTAAAGATTATAGAATGGTTTTACATGTGCATGATGAAATGCAGTTTATTGTTCATAAAGATAAAGTAGACAGATTTAAAAAGATAGCTTCTTCAGTATTTGATAAGACACAAAAGTTTTTTGACTTTAAATGTCCATTAGCTGGAGAATTTAAAGTTGGGCAGAATTGGAGTGAGACACACTAAAGCAAGACCTAACTTTGACTTGGATTTAAAATTCGGTCAAGCTAAAGAAAACGAACTTCAAGAAATACTTCATAATGAACCTTTAGAATGCAAGTGCGATAGACTTTGTATTAAGACTGGTAATGTCTTTGTAGAATTTGAAGACGCAGGTAAACCATCAGGTATTAGTATTACTAAATCTTCATATTACGCTTTTCAATTACATAAAGCTGAACGTGAGAAGAAACAAATCTGGGTTTTAATCCCAACAGAAATTCTCAAAAAATTAATGCTGAAATATCCCATCAAGAAAGGTGGAGATAATTGGGAAGCAAGAGGTCATGTAATTCCAAAAGAAGATTTACTGAATTATGAACTATAAGAAATATAAAATAATTTTCTACGACCCAACTGGACACACTGGTTGGCTTACAGAAGATGAACTTTACAATTTTGAACCTGAAGAATGCGTAATAGAAGCATACGTTTATTCTAAAGATAAAAAGTTCGTAACTACATTTGCTTCTTACACAACAAACAAAGAGACAGACGAGATGGAATTTGGTGACTGTAATGTCATTCCAACCGCCTGTGTCAAATCAATGAGGAAAATATGAAACATAAAAAAGAAATGCTCTTTGAATTGCAAGATGCAAACAAAGATAAAATATATCAAGAAAAGAAAAGAATGAAGAACATCAATGAGTTCTTATCTAACCAAAATAAAGTTATGTTGGTTGATGGAGACCTGTTGGCTTATAGGATTACTTCTAGTTTAGAAGAACCAGTTGAATGGGAAGATGATGTTTGGACTTTATGGGCAGACTTGAAAAAAGGTAAACAATTATTTTTACAATCTATTGGTTACTATTTAGCTCTAACTAAGTCTAGTACATCTGTTATTTGTTTTTCTGATACAAATAATTTCAGAAAACAATTAGATAGTGGTTACAAATCTTTTAGAAAGAAAATCAGAAAACCTATTTGTTATAAACCTTTAAGAAAATGGATTGAAGAAACACATGAAACTGTTTCTTACAAAAACCTAGAGGGAGATGATGTAATTGGTTTATTAGCTACAGGAAAATATAAAAATAATTGTGTCATAGTTTCTGGGGATAAAGATATGAGAACAATACCTGCTCCTCAGGTTTGTATTACTGATGACCAAATTGAAATTATAGATGAAAACCTTGCTGACTATAATTTCTGCACACAAGTTTTAAAAGGTGATAGCAGTGATGGCTACACAGGACTTGTTGGTTGCGGAGCTGTTAAAGCATCTAGAGTTTTAAATGAAAAGAAAAATTTAATAACTCAATGGGAAGCTGTCCTTAGAGAATATACAAGAGCAAAATATTCTGTTGATGATGCTTACCATCAGGCAAGACTTGCCAGAATACTAAGAGAGGGCGAGTACAATTACTCAACAAATAAACCAAAATTATGGGATTATAAATATGAACACTACAGACATTTTAAAGAAGACAGAAAAGTTAGTTAGTAAAGAAAGAGAAGATAAGCATGGTAATAAAATTATTAACCATGAGAATATAGCTAGACTTTGGACTTCTTACTTACAAAATAAATTTAAACTAGCTTTATTTTTACTTCCTGAAGATGTTGCTAATCTTATGACCTTACTAAAGATAGCAAGAACACAGGCAGGAAAACATAACTTAGACGATTACATAGACGCATGTGGGTACAGTGCTATTGCAGGAGAGATAGCTAATGCCAGACACAGCGTAAAAAGTTCCACTTTAGGAGTATCTAATGCAAAGAAAAGTACCAAAACCAATAATAAAGAATGATGTTATTGAGTATTTAAACAGCATTTTTCCTGAGAAGTCTGCTGACTTAAAAGATACTGAAAAGGAAGTCTTCTTTAAAGGGGGACAAAGGTCAGTCGTAAATCACTTAATAAACTTAAAGAAAATACAAGAGGAGAATTAAACATGTGTGTATCAATTAAAGCACCTGCTCCGCCACCAATGCCAGAACCAGTTCCACAACCAGTAAATACTGTTAGTGGTGCTACAACGAAGCAAAATGCTCCAATGGTTGCTGACGCAAGTGGCAGAAATGTTAATGTCGCTTCAGCTTATTCAAGAAGACGTGTAGGCAGAGGAACGTTAAGAATACCTTTAGCGTCAAGCGGATTAACTAGAAGCGGATTAAATTTACCATCAGCGTAACAAATAATGAAATCTGAAAGATATGTCTTATCTGACAAGGTAATAGAAGACAAAAGTTCTATTCAGTCACAATACAACAAATTAGAATTAAATAGAGAACAGTATTTAGAAAGAGCAAGAGAATGTGCTGAATTAACAATACCAACTTTAATTCCACCTAAAAATATTAACGAAGCTACAGAATATAAAACACCATACCAAAGTATTGGTGCAAGAGGTGTAATGAACTTAGCATCTAAATTGATGTTAGCTTTATTCCCACCCCATGCTCCATTCTTTAGATTAAGTATTGATGATTTAGTTTTTAAACAAATTCAAGCTGACCCAGCAAGTAAATCTAAAATAGAACAAGGATTATCCAATATTGAAAAAGCAGTAATGGATAACATGGAAGTTTCTAATGATAGAGTTGCAGTTTATGAAGCACTTCGTTTACTTATTGTAAGCGGTAATGTTCTTTTAAAATTAACTGAAAAAGGTTTAAGAGTTTATAGATTAGAAAACTATGTAATTAAAAGAGACCCACAAGGTTCTATTCTAAAAATTATTATTAAAGAAAGTATTGCTTTAAATACATTACCTGTAAAAATTAGAAACGCTATTAAAGAAGTAAAAGGTATTAAAGAATACGAAGATAAAGAATTAGATTTATATACTTGCGTAACTAGAGAACCAAATAATTATAAGTTAGTGCAAGAATGCGGAAAGAAAATAATTTTACAAAAAGAATATAAATTAGACCAACTTCCTTTCATTGCTTTAAGATTTAATAGAGTAGATGGAATGGATTATGGACGTGGACATTGTGAAGCGTACTTAGGCGACCTTAAATCCTTAGAGGGATTAACTAGAGCAATTCTAGAGGGAAGTTCAGCTTCCGCAAAAATGTTATTTATGGTTTCTCCATCAGGAACAACACGTGCTAGTGCATTAGCTAAAGCACCTAATGGTGCAATTATAGAGGGTTCTTCAGGAGATGTTTCAGTTTTACAAGCAAATAAATTTGCAGATTTCAGAATAGCTTTTGAAACAATGAATAGAATAGAAACAAGATTACAATTTGCGTTTCTATTAAATTCTTCGGTTCAAAGACAAGCAGAAAGAGTTACTGCTACAGAAGTTCAATTAGTAGCAAATGAACTCCAAGATGCTTTAGGCGGAGTATATGGAATTTTAACAACTGAGTTTCAGTTGCCTTACATCAACGCTAAATTATCAATGTTAAGGCAGCAGAAATTATTACCAGATTTACCTAAAGAAATAGTGCGTCCAAAAATTATAGTTGGTTTGGAAGCATTAGGTAGAGCAAGTGATAGACTAAGACTTTTGCAGTTTATGTCAGATTTGGCACAAACTTTAGGAGCAGAAGTTTTGGCACAACATCTAAATCTTGATGATGCCATTAAGAAATTTGCAATAGCAAATGGTGTGGACACACAAGGTTTATTGAAATCACCAGAACAAATCCAACAAGAACAACAACAACAAATGCAACAGCAATTTGCCCAACAAGCTCTAGCTGACCCAAGAGTAGCTATTGAAGCAGGTAAGCACATAGAGGGAAAAGGAAAAGAATTAACCTTTTCTGATGAGGGACAAATAGGGGTTGCTAACAAAGAGGAACAATAAATATGAGTACAGATAGAATAGAAATAAAACCTGACACACCTAAAGAAACAAGAACTTTAGAACAATCCGCAGAGGACTTGAAGAAAAATGGAATTGATGTCAGCAAGGACGTGGCAGTCAATCAACATGGAGAAACTGCAACGCTTACAGAAAACAAACAAGAAGACTTACAAAAGTCGTCAGAAGATGTTCCACAAGAACAACGTCCTGATTGGCTTCCTGAGAAGTTTAAAAATGCAGAAGAACTTGCTAAAGCATATAACAATTTGGAGAAACAATTTTCTTCAAGACAGCAAGAAACAAAACCTGAAGAAGCTAAACAGGAAACTCAGCAAAAAGGTTTAGAAAAATTCTATGCTGAATTTGCAGAAAAAGGAGAACTTTCTGAAAACAGTTATGCTGAATTAGCTAAACAAGGTTTGGATAAAGGATTAGTTGATAGTTACATTGAGGGACAAAAACTTGTAGCTGATACTAATACTAAAAGTATTCAATCTGTAGCAGGTGGAGCTGAGAAATATAATGAACTTGTTAATTGGGCAAGTAAGAATTTGTCTAAAGCAGAACAAGATGTTTTCAATAACATGGTTGATAGTGGAGATGTTGAACAAGCAAAATTTGCAGTTCAAGGTCTTATGACTAAAGCAGGAACAACATACAATCCTAACCAACCTGAATTATTTGAGGGAACTTCAGATGTAACTAGTCCTGACGCTTATCAAAGTGTTTCACAAGTTACTGACGCAATGAATGACCCAAGATACGACAAAGACCCAGCGTATCGTAGAGAAGTTGAACAGAAGATAGCTAGAAGCAAAGTAATTTAATGTCTAGAGACTATAAGCGTGAGTATGCAATTCGTTCTAAAAAATCTAGAGACGACAGGCAATACAGAAGAATTGCAAGACGACTTATGGCTAAGAAGCTAGGTATTAAAAAACTTAAAAATAGAGACGTAGACCACAAGAATGGTAATCCAAGAGATAACCGAGTGAGTAATTTAAAAATACGTTCTAAATCTTCTAACAGAAAAAGGAATTATTCATAATGTGGTTCGGATTAGCAAAAATGGCAATTAGCACAGGTGCTAAAGTTTATGCTAACAAACAAAGACAAAAAGAAGCAATGTCACAAGCTGCACTTCTTACTGCTGAAAAGATGGCAAAAGGAGAAACTGAATATCAAGGAAAATTATTAGAAGCTAGACAGAATGATTATAAAGATGAATTTGTTTTAGTTATTTTGTCTGCTCCAATAATTGTATTAGCTTGGGCAGTATTTGCAGGAGATGATGCTACAATGGAGAAAGTAAATTTATTCTTTCATCATTTTGGTAATCTTCCTGTTTGGTTTCAAACCTTATGGATTACTGTTGTAGCAAGTATCTTTGGAATTAAAGGTACACAGGTTTTTCGTAATGGTAAAAAATAGTGGCAAAAAAGAAAAAGAGTAATCTTTATTCTAAAGCAGAACATATTAGTAAAGCCAAATTTAAGAAGACTTCCATATCAAATAATCCAAGTAGAATTAAATGGTCTTCCATGAATAAACATAAAAGAAAAAATAGAAAGAAAAAGTAATCACCATCTCTCATAAGAGAGGTGACTAATTGAAAATTAAGACTGCCAGTTACGACTGAGAACTTTCCCAAATGAGATTAGGTTTTGTTAAACAAATGACAAGAGGAGAAAAACAATCATGTCAAACGCAACAGCAAGTAGACTGGGTCTTGTAAATAATACAGGCACAGCTTATGACGCTTTGTTCTTAAAAGTTTTCTCAGGGGAAGTATTAGCGTCATTTGGTAGAGAAAACCAAATGCTTAATATGACTACTGTTAGAACTATAAGTTCAGGGAAGTCAGCTCAGTTTCCAGTAACAGGTACGATTTCAAGTGAATATCATACTGTTGGAAATGAGATACTCGGAAGTGCAGTTAAGCACAACGAGAAAATAATTAACATAGATGATATGTTAATCGCACATGCTTTCATTGCAGAAATAGATGAGTTGAAAAACCACTATGATGTAAGAAGCGTGTACTCAAAAGAAATGGGACAAGCATTAGCGAAAAAAGTAGACCAACATCTACTTCAATTAGCTTTTATATGTTCTGACAACAATGCAACACTTACTGGAGGAAACTTCGGTGGTTCTGTAATTGATGCAGACTGTAAAACAAATGCTACTTCATTAATTGCATCTATCTTTGAAGCAATTCAGAAATTAGATGAAAATGATGTTCCAAGTTCAGATAGATTTATCGTAACTACACCTGATATTTATTATCAGCTATGTAATGTAGATAAATTAGTTTCTAGAGATTTCTCTAGCAACAATGGAGACTTCGGTAAAGGTACAGTAGTATCTATAGGCGGAGTTCCTGTAATCAAAAGCAACACTGCGGTTTCAGCATTTACTGACCAAAGTGCGGCTTCTACAACTGGACAAAACAACACTTACACTGGCGATTTCCAACATTGTGCGGCAATGGTTTTCCATAAATCCGCAGTTGGTACAGTTAAATTGAAAGACTTAGTAATGGAAAGCACATACGACCCAAGAAGACTTGGTACTCTTATGACTGCTAGACTTGCATTAGGTTCTAACTTTTTAAGACCAGAAAGTGCAGTAAGAATTATAGCCCAATAATAAGCTATAAAACTAACGTTCTAGGATAGGCGGTGCAATATCCGCCTATTCTTTTTTATTAAAACAATGACAGTTACAACAAAGACTACTGAGTTAGAAGCAGTCAATACGATTTTAAGCACAATAGGGGAAGCACCTCTTAGTAGTTTAACAGGGTCTTTACCTGTAGATGGAACTACAGCTAAAAATATTTTATCTGAAATAAATCGTGAAGTTCAGTCAGCAGGTTGGCATTTTAATACTCATTACAAAGTAGATTTATCAAGAGATAGTAATAATAAAATGCCTGTAGGAACAGATGTTTTAAGAGTTGAATTACATTCTAAATATGACAAATCATCTTATGATGTAGTTCAAAGAGATAACTATTTATACAATTTAGCAAAAAATACAGATGTCTTTGACCAAGATTTTGAAGACAATACAATTATTTATCTTTTAGAATTTGAAAAATTACCTGAACAAGCAAGAAGATATATAACTATTAGAAGTGCTAGAGTTTTCCATGACAGAACTTTAGGTGCAAACACAATTCATAAATTCTCATCAGAAGATGAAGCAAGAAGTTTAGCAGT